TTTAAGGGATAAAAAGAAGGCAGATATGGAATTGGATGAATCTTTAATGAAGAAGGTAAAAAAGATCCAAAAGTTTTTACTAGCAAGGCAGCTACTTTTGAAGTAAACCCAATTGTGAAAGAGAAGGATTTTGCAAGAGAAAAAAGAAAAAATCCAGATAGGTATGCTAGCCGAATTCTTTGTGATCCTACTGTGGCTGAAGATGCTTTTTTTAAAAATAAGGTGGCTCTTGATGAGGCTTTTGATGTAAAGCGACCAGATCCAGTAGATCATTTTACAAACAGGTTTAAGTCTTGGTTTCAATGTCAAGATCATTTTCCTAGATTTGGTCATTGTGATTTGGCAAAAGATCGTTGTCGGGCGGCTTTTGCGTTTGTCCATGCTTATGATTTTGTTAATAATCGGGATGTTAGTGAAGACGGAAAAGTTTTAACGACTCGTGTTCCTTTGATTAAACTGGATGTGATTATGTATTTTGAGGCTTCTCCTGGTAGCTGGATAGATTACATAGAAATTCAAGATCGTATACTTGAATTTACTGATGAACGGGGTTTTCCGATAGAGCTTTTAACATTTGATGGGTATCAGTCGATTCAGATGATGCAGACTTTAGAAGGAGAGGGGATTCCGGTTGGTGAGCAGTCTGTAGATCGAACTAGGGATGCTTATGAGTCTTGGCAGGATGCAATTTATGAGAAGCGGTTTAAAGCTTATTATCATAAAATATTAGTAGAGGAAGAAATTCCTAATTTAATAGATTGGAAAGGTCGAAAGATTGAACATAGGAAGGGGCGAGGTAAGGATGGTTCTGATGCAGTTGCGGGGGCTGTCCATAATTGTGTCTTGTCTGAAAATCAGTTAGGTAATCTTGATATTTGGACAAGTAAAGGAGAAGAAGACAATGCCAAACGTGAAATTGGATGAAGGGCAACGGTTAGTGCCTCCCAGTGAAAGAAAATCAAGGGAGTTGGGGGCTGTTGGTTCTATTAAAGATGTGATTCAATTTTTTCAAGATGGGGTTCTTGATAATCGAAACGTGACACTTGATCAGATTATTTTTATGACGAGGAATGATGGTCAGGCAAAGGCTATTTTAAATGCAATTAAATATCCTTTAAAAGCGGCTAAAGCAAAGATAAAAGCGGCTCCGGATGGAGGTGTGGAAGCAGATTTTATAAGACAGAATTTATTAGGTAATCCGAGGGAAGGTGGTATGGTGACTCCTTTACGGTTAATTGTTTCTCGGATGGGTTTAGCAGTTCGAGATGGTTATAAAGTTTTCGAGAAAGTGTGGAAGCCTAGGGATGGTAAGGTTTGGTTACATAAATTAGCTTATCGAAGTACTTTGGATACAAAATTTACTTATGATAATCATGGAGAAATTGACGGAGCTAAGCAGGAGACAACATTTAAAGGGAAGACTTATAAACCTGTTTGGAAAAAAGATAAAATAGCTTATTATATATACAATGAAGAATCTAATCCATATATGGGGGAAAGTGATTTTTATCCAGTTTTTTATCATTATGATAAAAAGCATAAGTTATATGCAATTGCACATTTAGCCTATCAATTAAATGCGATTCCGGTTAGGGTGGGGAAGCACCCTCCTCGAATAAATCCTGAGGATTTAGAAGCTTTTAGGAATGCATTGAAGACAATGGGCTCCTCTGTGGTTATGACAATACCGAATACTTTAGAAGTTGAACCGTTTGAGGCGTCTAGACGGTTGGCAGATTTTATACCATTGATAAAGCATCACGATAGTATGATGACAATGAGTTTTCTTACTCAATTTTTAAATTTGGGTCAAGAGGGCAGAGGTGGTAGTTTTGCTTTATCTAGTGATCAAAGTACTTTATTTCTTTTATCAATTATGGTTTTGTTGGAAGAGATTGCTGGGGTTTTTAATGAGCAGGTGATTCCTCAATTAATTGATTGGAATTTTGGTACTGGTAAATATCCACAATTAGTATTTACTCCTTTTTCAGACACTGCTAGGAATGCAATAATGAATACTTTTCAGAATGTTTTAAGTGCAAGGTTTCCTGGGGTTACTCAGGAATTTGTGCTTGAGTTAGAGAAGGAGGTTGCAAATCATTTAGGTTTAGAAGTTGATTATGATGAGGTTGAAAAGCGGTTAGAAGAAGAGGAGGCAGAGGCAAAAAGAATAGCTAATGAAGGGTCTTCCGCTCCACGTGGTGAGGAAGAAGAGGATGAGGATTTGTTAGAAGAATGAAAATAAATAGGTTTAAGTACTTGACAAGTTGTTTTTTAGATGGTAGATTATTTTTAGGGTTTTAAATAGGATAGCAAAATGCCATTTCGTAATCTTCATTCATGTGTTATAGATAGCGAGGTTACTGAAATTACGGATATTGAAGAAGTGAAAACAAGTTGGGGGGTAATACAGAGGGTTTTTGGTAAGGATCCTGCGGGTAAAAGAAAGCAAAGAGGAATACGAATTCCGGCTTCTGTGCCTATACGAGTAGCGTATCGTCTTTGTAAAAGTTGTGGAGGAGATTTTGAGCCGGCTACTCCTAGGTCTTCAAGAAAAGAATTGTTGAATGAAGTTGGAGGTATGACATTGGAGGATGCTTTAGAAGTCTTAGATAAATTGATAAGAAGATTTAATTTGTCTGAAGTGCGGTTAGCTGAATGGGATACTGCTTATATAAATGCTTTGCCGGATTCTGCTTTTGCTTTAATTTTACCTGGAGGTAAAAAAGATAGTGAAGGGAAAACAGTTCCTAGAAGCAAGAGAAAACTTCCTTATAAGGATAAGGATGGTAAAATTGACAAAGCACATTTAAGAAATGCTTTGGCTAGAGTAAATCAAGCGAGTGCTCCTGCGAACTTAAAACAAGCAGCCTTGAAAAAATTGTTAAGGGTGGCTAAGTCTGTAGGTATTGAAACACAGAAACAAGATAAATATAAATTGGAAGAGCTAGATAGGTTATTTAAAATAAAAAATGAACTGGAGGTTTTAGGAAATGCCTCTTAATATAACACCTCGAAGGGATGAAAAAGAAAGTGATTTTATTTCTAGATGCATTAAATATGTTAGTGAAGCAGATCCTAATCGACCTAATAAACAGGTTCAAGCAATTTGTTATGATAAGTGGGCAAGAGCGAAGGGTCAAAAAACTGGGGAGGTTTTATCAAAGATGGGTAAAATGGCATTTTTTGATGAAAAAGCAGTAGGATTTTTACCTGGTAGGGGTGGCGTTGGTCTTTATAAAAAACAAGTTTTAAGATTTGGTACTTGGCGGCATCCTGAAGATCCTGAAATAGAATTTGATATAACTCCGGAAGTGGCAAAGCAGATTGTTGAAAATTTTAATAATGGAGTGCCGGATGAATCTCCTGTGGTTCTTATGCATACACAAGATCCTCGGATGAAGGTTGGTACTGTTAAGTGGTTTGATTATGATGATAGTGGTATTTATGCGATTTTAAGTGTTAGTGATAAAGAAATGCAAAAGAAAATTGATGATGAAGAAACAATGCCAGGAGTAAGTGTGTGGTTAGATCTTGATTATCATGATAAAGAAACAGGCGAAAGTTTGGGTGCGGTTATTAAGCATGTAGCTTTGGTTAATAATCCATATATTGAGAAACTTTATGGTTTCGAACAGGTTGACTTTTCAGAAGATAAAGGTTATATGCCTTTATTATTAAGCGAGAGTAAAAAATTTATTGGAGGAAAACAAATAATGAGCGCGAAAAACAAAGATAAGGATGGTCTTGATAAGAAACTTACAAAAGAGGCTGCTATTGCATTTCTAAAAGAAACGGAGAATATTGATGTTGAGGCGCTTCTTGCTGATAAGGAGGAACTGTTGGGTCTGCATAAAAAGATTGATGATGGTGAGTTAATAAATAAAGGAGATGCAGAGACTTTACTTAGTGATGAGCTGATTACTAAAATGAAAGAAGAGATGAAATTGTCGGATGGAGAATTTAAGGAAAAAGGAGTTACTGGCGTGATAAAAGAAGTTATTTCAAACCATACTGAACTTTCTGAAAAAGTAAAAACTTTGACAGAACAACTTTCTTCTATGGAAGCTGATAAGCGAGTTGATGCTATGCTTTCTGAAGGTTATGCATTACCTTCTGAAAAGGATGTTTTAACAAAGCTTTATTTGTCTGATAAAAAGTTGTTTGATAGTATGGAAGAAGCCAGACGTAAAGGAAGTCCTTTGATTCAGTTCGGTGAGAAGGGTGTTAAAACTAAAGAAGAGTTGGATGTAGAGCAGGAAAAGAAAAAAGAAGTTGAAGACATGGTGGCTAGAAATATTAAAGCGGCTGAAGAAGAAGGTTATATTATCAAAAAAAATTAAGAGGGGAGTAGAAAACTAACGGAGGTTACTTTACGATGAAAAGTGTTAAGATTCCGGGTATTACCGAGCAGGCTATATCCACCTATCCAGAAATCTTGGCTTTTACAACGCTTCCTTATTATCAGGTTACCGGTATTTTGAAATCTGGAGAAGGGGCGGTTTCGGCTGGAGATTTTGTTGCATGGGAAACAAGTTCAAAGAAATTTATTAAGTTTGATATGGACGAAGTGGCTGTTGTTGATGAGAAGCAGGGTCCTTATGGTAGTGATACTTTTCAGATTAATTTGACAAATGATTATTTACTCAAGGGTACTGTTGCTAATGCAGAGGTTCGGAAAGAGTCTGATGGTAGTTTGGTTGAGGAGATTGTGGAAGATGATGATTTTATTGTGAATTATACTCAAGGTTCCATTACTTTTATAGGGGATAAGAAGATAGCTAGTGGTAATTATCTTCATATTGATTATTATCATGCAAAGAATGGAGGAACTGAGGCTGCTGTTGCTGTTGGGGTTGCTCGTTATGATGCAGATTCGACTTCTGCGGATGTTCCTATTGAGGTTGTGGTTGGTGGAGCAGTGAAAAGTTCTGTGATTCGTGCAGGGACTAATATCAGTGATAATCCTGATATAGTTTTGCCTTTGGTTCTTGTGGAATTGCGAGGAAGAGAGAGTGAGGCAGCGGGTGCCATATTATTTTAAGAGAGAAGTAGAAAATTAATGGAGGTAGTTAGAGATGTACGAAAGTTCTTTATTAACACCAACTGTTTTGACGGGGATTATACAAAAGTATACAGCTCCTCCTGGTAATGTTGGTCGAGGTCTCTTTAGAACTAAGGGTTATGCCTTTTCTCAAGCTGTGTGGGATGTTGTTCAGGGTACTAGGTATCGGAGTGACCCTATTTATCCTAATAGAGAAGCTAGGTTAGTTGGTCAGCATGGAGTGGGTCAGAAAACAGCTAGTTTTATTTATATGAGGGAAAAGAAAGCATTTGAACCTACTACTCTGCGTTGGCTTAGATCGCCTGGTAATTTGGCTAAGAGTAATGCAGAGGCTGCTGTGCGGAGAGAGCTTGCTGATTTGAATGAACGACTGGAAAGGTTTGTTGAATCTACCATTTGGGAAGCGCTTACTGGTACTATTACAGTTGTTTATCCGGATGCTCCTAATGTATCTATTGATTTGGGTTTTGATGCTTCACATAAAGTGACCGCTTCTGTAAAGTGGGATCATACTGATGCTAGTGGTAATTATGATGCGGATGTTATAGGAGATGTTAAGACTTGGGGGCGTTTAATTGCTAAAGATTCTGGTATTAGAGCGACTGATATATATTTACAGTCTACTGTTATGGATTATGTATTTAAGAATCATAAAATTCAATCCCTTTTGTCAGATCGAAAAAAAGATGAATATTTGAATACTGGAGAAATTCATGGTCTCGTTGGTATGAATTGGCATGTTTATGATAATGGATATGTTAACAGCTCTGATGTTTTTGTTCCTTATGTTCCAGATAAGAAAATTATAATGCTTGGTAAACGAAATGATAATTTTGAGTTGTTAGAAGGTCCGAGTGCAGATTTTGATGCTCCTGATGGTTTAACTGGTAAGTTTTCTAAGAGTTGGCAGACAAAAGATCCTTCTGCTAGGTTTGTGTTAGTTGAATATCATTTCTTGCCCACTATAAAGTATCCTGATACTGTTGTTTTGGGTACAGTTTTGACTTAAAGGTTCCTTGTCCTCTTGGCTTATATATGTGCCCTTTATTATTAAAGGGTGGGGTTTGTGGTGGCGGGCTATCTTAATGAGAAGGAGAGTATTATGATTGTTGTATGTAAAACTGATGGAATGACAGTGGCTCCTTATATTTATCAGGAAGGGGATATTTTTCTTTATACTGGTTTGTATATGAAGGAGCTTGAAGATTTAGATGGGAAAGAGTTCGAAAAGAAACAAAAAGAAGTTTTTGGTTCGGTTATGTTAAGGAAGCCAACTGCTTCTGAACTTTATCGTGGTTTGAAACAAGGTGTTTTTAGTATTGGAGATTGTTCTAAGAACGAGAAAAAGAAATTAATTCCTTATTTAAGGGATAAAAAGAAGGCAGATATGGAATTGGATGAATCTTTAATGAAGCAGGTTGAACCGGTGTTGGAAGAAGCTGAGGAAGAACCGAAAAGTTCAAAGGTGGTTACGAAAAAAGGAGGGAGTAAACCTAAGAAAAAATAGGATGAGTAATGGCGGAAACCACAATTGCTAGTTTGGAAGATGTTAGGAATGCGGGTAATATTAGTCAAAAAGTAGATGCAGGAACTTTACAATTTTATTTAGATTTTACATCTTTCTTTTTGCGAGAGATAATAGGAATTACTCGTTATAATCAAGCGGTTGCTGGTTCCCTTTCTCCTAGTTATAATAATGTCAAATTAAAGATAGCTGAAGCTATGTTGGCTGTTGGTTTTTCTTTACCGGCTGTTGGTGTTTCTATTGCAGAGCAGGGGATGTTAAGATCTTTTTCTACTGGAGGTCGAGGAGGGGAGCTTGAAACTGTTTCTTTTACTAAAGAGATTATGGAATTAGCAAATACTTTTATTTCAACTGGTCATGCGATGATTCCGAGTTCTTATATTTCAGCCGATGCTTATAAGCAGGTTTGGTATAATGTTGTAATGAGAGTCTTTCCTGGTTTAGATGAAATTCCTACAATGGGTACTATTGCTTCGTATGCAGAATCTCTTTTGAAATATGAGAGGGGGGATCAGAGTTATGATCCTACAAAGGAAGGATAATGTCGGTTTCTAGGTTTGTTAGTAATAAAGGATTTTATCCTGTAGTGCCTCGTGGTTTTGATTTGGCTTTAACTATTGTAAAATCTAAAATTAATTTATTAATGGGACTTGCAGTCACTAATTTAAAGAATGTGACTCCGGTTCGGACTGGTTTTATGAGAAGCCGGGCAAAGGCTTGGGGTCTTCGTGTTTATTCAAGAGGAGGTTATCGTTTTTCGTTTGGTTGGAAGTCTTCAGATTTTAAGGATAAAAAAGCTTTTTATCCTAAATATGTGGAAGAAGGGTCTGGTATTTGGGGTCCTTACAAAACACCAATCGTTCCACGAAAGGCGAAAGTTCTTAGGTTCTTTATAGGGGAGAGAGAGGTTGTTACTTTTTCTGTGCGGGGGCAGCCTCCTCAGAATTTGTTGGAAAAGGCTTCAAAATTAACAGTAGTTGATGGTTCTTTGTTAATTCGGTCAGCTATTCGGGAGGGCTTTGAGAAAAGTTTTCGGCAATATGGCTAATATAATTACACATAAGGAAGCATTAAGAGAAATTTTTGAAGCAGAGTTGCTTTCTGAAGGTTTATTAGATGGTATTTGTGATGGTATTCTAGTAAGTGCTGGTTCTGATATACCTGATGATTTTTTTAATTTTATAACTTTAGGTAACTTTTTTGCTCTTGATATTTTGAAGGGTAATTTAAAAGACAAGTATATGAATATTTCTCAGGATATTTTGTGTGTGTCTTTACGAAAAGATGAAATTAACAACGAAGCGGAGTCTGAGTATAGGGCTTGGGTTTTGTCAAAAGCGGTACGGACAATTTTAATAAATAATAAAAAATTAATATCGGATTCTTATCCGTCTGGAGTGGCTCAGACGACTGTTTTAGGCGGGTCTCCACTAGAGTCGGTGGTTTATTGGAATCATATTGCTCATACGGTTACTCTTACTCTAGATATTAAGCTAAAGGAAGAGGATTAAAATGGCTATTTTTCCTGAGACTGTTTATACAGCATTAAAATATACTTTAGAGGGTTCTGCTTATTTGTCTTATGTGGATACAGTTGTAATTAAAAAGTATAAAAGGGAAGCACTCCCAGATTTTGATTATTATGCTATTGTAATTAGTCCGGCTGGGGCACAGCCTACTTTATATCCTGCAAACCAGAGGTATATTATAAATTTTATTGAGTTGTATTTATTAGGGAAAATTTTGAATGGTGATGTGGCTGCGGTTATGGCGGATAGTCCGGATACAACTCCGCCAAATGTTGGGATTTTACCAATGTATGAAGATGTTTTTAGAACTTTGTATGGGAATAACTTAGGTGGGGAAAT